CAGATGCAAGAAAGTACCGCGTATATGTCCCGCTTACACTGACAGCTTTATCAAACGCCGTTGATGTATCCCACGGCAGATAGACACTTCCCGAAGTGACATTTACCGTAATCGTCGCCTTGTACCACTTGCCTATCGTCAGTAGCCCTGCCTTACTAACTCCTGCATTTGACGCAGTAGCTACCGCTGCATTTCCCGCTATTGCCCAACCCGCACTGACAGACCAATACCCGGGGTTTGCGAATGTTGGGTCGCCAACCAACTCCGAACCAAGCACCAACCCCTGCGACAGATCAAGCTGCAAGCCCACAGGCTGCTCAAGCGCGGTGACAGGCGTTGTACCCGCAGCGTCCTGAAAGAGCGTTGATTGGTTAGTGTCATCATAAATCCAACCCGGGGCGCCCCCGCTGAATGCGCCGAGCACAATGGCGTTGAGCATTTGCGGGTAGGAAAGTGAGGTGAGCGCCGGGATATTTCCGAGGCTTACCCCTACACCGTTCTGGGTGGCTACGCCGTACATATCAGCGAATATTGATAGGCTTGGCGAAGACCGTGCCGCCGGTCGATACCTGTACGGCGCTCACCCGCCACGGGCCAGTATCCATACCCTGCGGGGCGCGGAAAGCGATCGGAGTGAAAGGCGGAATCGGCGTGTCGGCAGATGTGGCGGTCACGCCCACACCCACACGGACATAGCACGCCTGGTCCGACCAAACCAAAATTCCCTGCGGGCCGTTCGGCCACGTGCCTGTCACGCCCGCCGTGCCGGTGTAGGCGACGGATTTAGCCGCGAACGCGGCGTCCATTGCTGGGTGAAGAAGTTCGATGATAGTTCCTTAGCCCGCCATCGGCGGTGCGGCAGGGGGTTGCGGGGGCATCATGGGCTGTTGTTGAGGCATTGTAGGGGGCATCCCTTGCTGCGGCAAGCCCTCGCCCTGTTCTTCGCCCCGTGGGTTCATTTCGCTGACCAGATCACCTGACGTAATCATGCCGTGAACGGTTCCGAGCACGATGTCCTGAATCTGTTCCGGCGTCATGGCGGCGGCGACCGCTGCCATGCGCTTGGTTTCAGCATCAAATGCCTTAATCAGGTTGGCATTTTCCTTGATCTCCAAGTCCTGCGCCTCAAACGATTTGCTGACGTTGGCGAGCATACCGTGCAGTTGCTCCAATTCCTGCCCCATCGCCTGTATCTGCTGCTCGGCGGCTTGCAAGGCCGGGGGCTTGTCGCTGTCGTCCATAAGCTGCGGCGGGATGGTCTTGGCAAGGCGTTTCGCCATCTCCTGAGCACCCGGCCAATCCATGTTCTTGACGAACAGGTCTCCAGCCACCTTCCAGAGTTCGGGGTTGCCTTGCAGGATTTGCGCCATCGCCTCCAAGGCTTCTTGCCGCTTGGTCATGTAGGATGGGCCAGTCGTGACCATGACATCGTACTTACCCACACCGAGGTTGTAGATTTTCTTGATGACAATCTCAGGGTTGTCCGGGTCGGTAATCTTGTTGACCGGCATTTCCTGCTGCGGGTTCAACTGTGCGGTGGCAACCTCGCCGTCCTCGCCAATGATACGGGCAACCCGCGCGGTGTCGTAAATCTTCGGCGCGAGGTCAACAATCTGGCGAGTGATGTGCCGCACGGCACGCGCCAGGTTGTCAACGTAATGGTACGTTCCGGTGTCGGTCTGCTTCTCACGGGCAAGGATTGCCTTGCCGCTGCGCTCGTTGCTGGTCTGCCCGAGGCTTGAGTCATACTGCCCAGTCGTGGCCTTGATGTCGTCTGACGCCCCCATCTTGGCCTGAATAAGGCCAGTCTGAGCCATAGGCGGCATGGCGCGTTGGGGTAAAGGCAAGGGCGAGCCTTGCCCATCGGTTGCGTCGGCGTTGACTTCAAGGTAGGGGTAGTTCTGCGTGTTGGCAGTCTTCCACTTTTCCTCGTAGCCCTCAAACTGCCCGCCGTAGCCGATGAAGGGGGCTTTGGGCGCAAGCGCGAGCATTTCTGCTTCTTGGCTTACCCAATAGTTGTACATCCGCTGTGCGTCTTTGGCGTTCCTGACAAGACCGGACACATAGAGGCGCCCTTCGATCTCGTACTCGTTGCCAACCACCCGCACGATGGGGATCCACTGCCCCGCCCAGTCGCTTTCTTCCAGAATCTCGTAACCGTTGATCTTGCGCCACTTGATCTTGCGACGATCGGCGCGGCGGTTCTTGACCGGGGGGCCGTATACGTTCTTCAGTTCCTTGTCTTGCGGCGAGCCTTCAAACGCAGTCTGGTTGCCCGGATACAGGTTGAGCGTCGCCTTCTCAAAGACGACCTCAAAGTACTCGGCAATGCGGATGGTCTTTTCGTTGAGCCACTGGGACAAGTTTGCGTCGCCTACGCCCAATTGCTCAAGCGTGCCGACACGGGCGGCGTCAGGCCACTTGCGCTCGTACTCGTCAATCGGCACATCCTCGGTGACAAACGCCCACATGGCGTCTGCCCCGCAGGGGTCTTGGATGGTCGGGTCCATGTAGACCGAGAACGAGTTGCGCACCCGTGCGATCTTGATGTCCTGATCGAAAGTGTTTTCGTCGCAGTACTCGGTCAGCAGGCGGATATAGCCTTCGCCGTAGGTGACCTGATTCTCGCAAGCCGTGTCGTAGGCAACGTCCGCGTCCGATATGTACTCAATGTGCCGCACCAGCCCGTTAAAGACTTCAGCGACCTCAATGTCGGCCTTGTCGTCCACGGGGATGACTTTGCCTGATGGGCGGTTCTGTCGCTGGTCGTTGGTGACTTGCCGGATGTGTTGCGGCAGCTTGTTGATGGTCAGGCACGGTCGGGCGTTGATCGTTTGCCCCTGCACCGCGCCGCGTGTCTGCAAGACATCGGCGGGCCACTGGAGTTGGTTGTCCGGGCTTCCGGCGGCAAACCGCAGATCGTCCAGTTCATCTTCGCGGCTGTCCGACAGAAAGCCAATCGCCATGTCAAGGCGTGTGCGCGCCGTGGCGAGCACATCCTTGTCGCTGGTGTCTTTCTTAGCCATCAACCAGTCCAATGAGGTCTTTATTCTTCATCAGGAGCATTCCATCGTGCTGCTTGTCCACTGTGCCACTGTAGCGTACATGGTCGCCGGGCGTTACCCACATCGGTTCGCGCCGGCCGTTGGGCAGCTTCTTGCCTGGGCCGACTGCCACAACCGTGCCGGTGAACACCTCTTCGTCGGGCAGGATCAATAGTGCGTGTTTTTGCGGCGGGTCTGGCTTGACGATGATCGTATCGTTCAACGGCTGCATCTAAGACCCCATCCAAGAATTTGACACTTGCCTCGGAGAATAAGGCTTCGGGACGCGCTTGTCAACCGTTTCCCGCCGCGCCACGGGGAAAGCGAAAGTGACCGCCAAGGCATCCGCCGCGTCGGGCGAGGCAAGCCCGCGCGCCTTCATGTCACGCTTAGACTCAAGAAATATCGCCCCTTTGCTGTCGGGCTTGTACATAGGCCCTGTCAGGTCGGCCTTGAGCAGCCGGTCGTTGGGCAGCATGGCGGTTTTGAGCCAGTCGCGCATCGCGCCCCAGATTTGCGCTCGCAGGTTGCCCCACATGAGCGGATTGCGGCTTTTGTTGCCAAAATTCACACCCCGTATCTTGTAGCGTTGTTCTTTGAGGCGGTCTACCACGCCGCCGCCCACGCCGCCCTCGTCGATGACCACCATATCGGGCGAGTATTCCTCAATCGCCTCAATGACGTACCCCACGACCGTCATGGTGTCGTCGCCCTTGTGCCGCTGTATAGAGAGGATTTCCCGCCCACGGCGCACCAGAATGACCGTCGAATCGCTGCCAAACCGCGCCGGATCAACCCCTATGATGACGGGTGCGCTCAAATCCGGCTCGTTTTCGCGTTTTACGGCGTCTTCGACCAGCAGCGGCGGGATAAACTGATCCTCGCCCGCTGCCGGGAACATCCCGTAGACTTCAACGTGCGCCTGGTAGCTGTCCGCGCCGTATTCCTCGATAATTTGCGCGTAGACCTGCTTGTCCGTGCCTTCGACCTCTCGCGCGTCGATGTTTCGGGTATTCCAGAAGTCGCGTTTTGCGTTAAAACACTCAAAAAAGTAGCCGGTATTGCGCCGTGGGTTGGAAAAGGCGCACCAGAAGCGATTCGGGGTATTTTCGGTGAAGAATCCGCTGGAAACCGCCCAAATCGTGTCGGGGATGCCGCTCGCCTCGTCAAAAATGAGCATCACGCCATCGGCGTTGTGTATACCGGCATACGAATCCGGGTTTTCCTCTGACCACAGCTTGCCTTCTGCCGACCAGTACCGCACACCTTTATGCAAGTCGCGCTCCACGATATCGGTGAGCCACTTGGCGGGCATAAGCCGGGTCGCTGAAATCTCAAACCAATGGCTATTGAGCAGCATCGCCGCCCACTTAGTAAGCTCAGCCCATGTGACCGAGCGCAACTGCGCCTCGGAGTTGGCGCTGACGATGACGCTCGCGCCAATCCTTGTGGTCAGCATCCAGAGGCATATCCAACTGACCAAGGCCGATTTGCCGATGCCCCGCCCGGAGGCCACCGCCAGCCGCAGCGTGTCAAAGTCCACTTTGCCCTTATTCGCTTTGATGTGCGCTGCGAGGTCGTTGAGCACCTGCCGCTGCCATTTGCGGGGGCCTTCGTAATGTTCGAGCGGCGTTCCGGGCTTTTTCCACGGAAAGGCGATCATCACGAACGCGAACGGATCATCCTTGATATCCGCCGACCACAGACGCGACATGATCCGCATCTCACCTTCTGCATCGTACCGGGGTTCCTGCAAGCTATACCTCTTTTGTCTGGGTTTGCGGGAGCATTCGTGGCGTGAGATCCGTTATGTCGTCTTCGCTGTTGGCTATTGTAAGGCGCGATTCCGCCTCGGCAAGGGCTTGCGTGACGCTGATCTTTTGGTCGATCTCTATGGACAGCGATTGCGGCGCGGAGTACTTGTGGACGTACTTCAGCAGGAATTCGATCGCCTTGGCGTCGCCCTCTTGTGCCATCTTCTGATATTTCGCCACCAGCGCGCGCTCGTTGTCGGCGCGCGCCTTGGTGATGATGTTGCCGACGAAGGGATCGAACTCTTCCAGTCTGCGCAGTTCGATCGGGAGCAGTTCGGCGGCGAGCGCGAGCGCGTCGCCTTTCAGGCCGTCCTTCGCCGCCTGATAGATGCGCTCCAGTACCGCCTCAGTCGCCTTGATGGGACGCGCCTCGAAGGGGAGGCTCTTAAACGTCATACAAACAGACTTTGCGGCGCGGGTTGTTCGGGCGCGCGGGTGAGCGCGGGTGCTGGTGCTGTCGCGGGGGCTTTCTTGCGCGGTTTCGCCGCCCGCCCGGGTGGGCGCAGGTTCTCAAAGCGATTGTCGAGGGGGTCATTGTTTAGATGGCGAGGCGTGCTGTGCGGCCATTCTCCGGTATTCGCCACCCAGACGAGCGTGGCGATCGGATACCAGACCGCGCCATGATGCGCGTACGCGCGTCGGTTATTAACTGTGCGCTTGGCGTTTGCCAGAATCTGTTGCGCTTCGTCGCGGGTCATGAGCATATTGTGTCCTCCGTGTGATGACAAGATTATGCATGATGCGATAATATTGTGCAAGGAACTTTCATTTCATGCGGTTGTAAAGGTCTAAAAGCACGGCATCGATGCTTGCGTCAGACTCAGCGCCGAAGGAGAGTGGGCTAAGACGCAAAGTACTGCGCGGATGTTCGCAAGCCAACTTAAATAGCACTTTGCTTTTATCCAGCGCGACAAACGCGAAGATGTCGATAGCCGTACGGTCGGCGGGTAAGCATGTGAACTCGTATGCGGGTGTTATTGTTCGCCCATAGGCTTTTGGCGCTGCCGTAGTTTTTACCTGCACGGTGAAAAACAGCCCATGCCCGAAGTCTGCAACGATGTCGTATGGCGCCCCTTCTAACACGCCGGTTGCGCTGCGAACGCCGCGCTTGGTTAGTTCGTACGCTACCAGATGCTCTCCCGCGTCACCAATTAATTTCAGTGTAGCGGGTCTATCCGGCGACCATATCCCGTGGTGCACTTGCGCGGCGGATACCGCGCTTGTTTTTGGCGGCATTTCGCGCTGCCAACTCTCTTTTCGTACTTTTGGCCTTGGCGGGGGAGGTACGGGTTTATCAGAGGGGCGCAAGTCGGCTACGCGGGGGATACTCACCACGCCTTGCGCGCAGAGAGTTACGCGCTTTGACTTGACGGGCAGCGGGCGTTTGGACCTGGCGTTGCGCACATTGTGCTGCTCGTCTATTTCGTACAAGCCCTCAAAGCCTTCGACTGGTTGCCACATGGTTTTCTCCATAAAATAAAAAATATTATAGCATAATTTTTTATTTATGTGCAAAAAGTTCGCAGTTTTTGCAGCCCCAACCTCACCATTAGCCGCCTGCGACTTGACCGGGGAGGGGGTGTCCGCCGAGCGCGGTCAGTTTTTAGCCCAGGGCTATCAGCTTCAGCTTGTCGATAGCAGGCTAACATGATCTTAGTAGCATGGTGCAGTGCGGCATTGTGCTGATAGTTCGGACTTGCGTACTATTGCAGTGCAGCATGACTGTTACACTCTGTTACAATAATATGTGTGCATTGTGTGCTGAGTGTGCTACCATATTATTGTAGTCAACTAACCTGGAATTCGATCATGTACATTCACATTCGCAAGATAGTAAACGGTTGGTACGTTTACAGCTCACCTACTGCAGCAATGGCAAACCTTACGTATCTTAATTGCTTCAGCACTCGCAAAGCGGCACAAGCGTTTGCTAGCCGCTTAGGGGCATAATTATGCGACAAGCATACAAAGTAACGCTGACGCACCAAGATAACGCTTGGTGCTTTCAACACACAATTATGGCCGTCAGCGCGGCTAGCGCCATTCGCACATTTAAACGCGGATATTATGCTGATAGCGCGAAGTGCCCACGGCATGATGCGCAGGGCTTTGTGCTGGATGGATCTGGCGACAAAGTTACAGTAGAAAGCCGGTAACCCAATACTATCGACAATCAACTTTAAAGGTAGAGCAAAATGAAAGTGTCCATCCTGATAGGCAACAATGCTTACGCTTGCATCAAAGCGCCCACGTTCAATATGGATGTACTACTGTCGCCTGGTCGCAGTGTGCAGCAGAGTTTGCGCGAAAGTGCAGCGGAACTACAAGAAAAGGCCCGAAAGGATCTGCAGCGCGCGGAACGTATGCTCGAAGCGGCGATAGTGTATGAGCACGACAAGCGATAATATCTGTCAGCAAACCAATTTAGCCCGCTAGCGCGGGCTTTTTTGCGCCCTGCTCGAAATTATGTAGTCATGTAAGCCACGTAGTCATTGTGTTTTAATAATGACTATGCAATAATGACTATACTTTCAACTAATGGAGTAAATAGTCATGAAAACCGAAGAGCAGAAAGAACAGGCGAAAGAGTTAGCGCGGCAGCGTACGCGTGCCTGGTATCAGGCAAACAAAGACCGCGCCAAAGCTAAATCAGTATCCTGGAACCGCGCCAACGTGGCTACACCTATCGAGCAGCGCATTGTGAACCGTATCGAAAGCGCAGAGCTGGCTAAGGCAGTAATTTTGCTGCTAGAAGCTAAATTTGACCTTTACAACGCGGACTTTTAGCGCGGGTGCTGAAATTATGTAAGTCAAAGCGTAGTCTTTTTGTAGTCATTTGCGCGACTACAAAAAGTCTTTATATTTCATACACTTACAAGCAAAAAACGGCCTGTAGTCTTTGTAGTTATGTTTTTGCGCGTAACTTGCTATAGTGTTATAGGGCTATACAGATTATTTCATTTATCTAGCATATATCAAAACCATAGCTACAATGACTACAGCACACCTTTTCCCCTATGACGCGCGCATTTTCCGCGATGACTTACAAACTGACTACACATGACTTACACTTTGACTACGCTTACGCTCTGTTACAATATTATCATTGCACACTACAATATTATCGTCTAATCTATTTCCGTAGCACCTTAAACCGTAACCTAACCTGGAATCAGTCATGCGCAAGATCATCATCGAAACCCTCGCAGCGCTCTTGTGCATCGCCATCGCCGCGCTGATAGGCGCGGGCATGGCGCTCTCGATCTAATTTCCCGCAGTCAACTCAACTAAACTTAAAGGTAGACAACCATGCAAATCCAACTGCAAACCCTCAAAGCCGCCCACATCGCCGCCGCTGTCAAAGACATCCGATATTATCTAACCGGCGTACTGGTGGAGTTTCGCGCTCAAACCGACGTTGGCGACGTTAAAACCATCGTCGCGGCCACGGACGGGCACATGCTCTTTGCCGCGCATACGATCATCGAGCGCGACGACGTAAGCGAAGGATTGCCCGACGTTGGCACGCAGATCATCATTCCCGGCGACGTTGTCAAAGCCTGCAAACTGCGCCACAAGTCGAACCCGTTCGTGACGCTCAAACAGATCAGCGAAACACAATGGCAGTTAGGCGACGTTCTTTTTACACCGATCGACGGCAAGTTTCCCGACTATCGCCGCGTTATCCCGTCCTACGATATGGTTGCAGCAACGCCACAAGCGCCCGCGTACTATCAGCCAGACCTGCTAACGCGCGCGCTTTCTGCGCTGCGCACGCATCGCGACGCGCCTAAGCTCACGCCTGACCTGTACCAGCGCGGCAGCGATGCCGCAGTGATGCACGACGGCGCGTCCGACTGCGTTGTCGTCATCATGCCGTGCCGCCCAGGCGAAGCTAAGTATCAGGGCTTCGCAGCGTAACCCCACAGGCGCGCTAAACCGCGCGCCACTATCAACCCAAAGCAAACCCAAAAGGTAAACGAAAATGATCGCAATTCACACAAAATACATCGGTTCGACCAATTACAAACCCGCGCGCATCAAAGCCTATACCCGTTCCGGCTTTTCCTGCACTGTATCGGTCAATCACTCGCTAGATGGCGAGCAGCGGCATTTTGCCGCAGTGCAAGCGCTTGTAGCTAAGCACAATCTGGACTGGGACTTGACCGATATGCGCTTTGGCGACAGTGCGGATGGTAAAGGTTATGTTTTCTGTTTCGCTAACTCAGTAGTGGGCAAGTAAAACGCCAGTCATTGCGCCTGCATACGCGGGTGCAATGGCGGGCGCTTTCGCTCGATTACAAAGCCTATGGAGGGCGTACATCATGAAAGCAAACAAGTACATCATTGAGAGCAAGTCGAGCCTGAGGTATTCCCTTGAATGGGAAATAAAAGATGGCCGTTTTAGCATGCGCGGCGATATATGGTGCCCGCATCGTAAAGACAGCATATCAGGCGGGCAAAACATTGAGGAAATCGCACAAGCGTTTCCGGGCAATGCAAAAGTACAGCGCATGGCCGCGATATGGCGCGAATGGCACTTGAACGATATGCAGGCAGGCTCCCCGGCGCAGATGGCCTTCCTGAAGGCAAACCCGGTCACGGATCGTCTGAATCATTACGCTTCGGCATGTGAAGCACTGCGCGCAGCAGGGCTACAGCCGGATCCAAACTACATCCATGATGGCAAGCCGTACAAATACGGCTCTGCGTGGCTTAAAAAAGAACTGCCCCCCGAAGTTATTGAGGAAATTGGGTCATGGAGTGAACGCTAATGTACGCAAAATTCGCAACCCCCCGCCTGGCAGTCAACCCCCGCGACAACCCGCGCCTGATCCGGCGCTATCTCGTGATAACCCCGGAGATGCAAACCCCTATCGACTGCCGGGTATACCGCGCCAATACCGCGCACGATAGCCAGCGCGCTGCCGTTTACGCGGATATCTGGATACAGCACGGCCAGATTGAGTGCTCAGGCTCAGGCAAAGCCGGCAGCGCGCCCATGCCCTACGATCAGGCAAGCGCGGCAGTGGACCGCGCAATTGCTGCTGCGGGCATTACCCTCCATGAGGGCGACCGAAGAGCCTTTTGCACCCATATCCCTACCGCATTAGCCGCTCTTGCCGACGCGCTCGGGCTAACCCAATACAGGATCATCACATGAAACAACACGCGGACATTCACACGCACATTCAAGGCATCCCGTGCGGTATTAAGATCACGTCCTACTTCCGGCAGAAACCACTAGGTCCGCTCGCGGACTCTGATCTCGACTGCTACGGTTACACCGACGCTGAATATACGGTTCTCGACCGCGAAGGCTACCCGGCGCTTTGGCTTGATCGTAAGATAAAGGATGAGGACAACGAGCGCATCCTGGCGCTGATCGACAACTATAAGGAACACGAGAATGACGATTAAACCGACACTCCCCAGCGCCTGGCCGGGTTTGATGCCGCCTGACGCACCCGTGCCGCAGGGCATTGCCAGCTTGCTCAACCCGCAGTGGCAATACACTCCGGCAAACAAAACTGATGTACGCGCCACATGGGTGCGCTTTGGATGGAAACCCACAAGCAAGTAAACCCTAAAGCCTATGGAGGGCTAATACCATGCTGCTATCAAAAGACAACCGCGCTATTCACAATGGCGACATCGTGCACGTTAACGGCAAAGCCTTTACCGTACACCATGCTGATCCGCGATCAGGTTATGTTCAGGTGCTTTCCTGCGACGATCACCCAGTATTCCGCACAGTATTCCCGTCGCAGATCGGCGCGCACTGGGCGCAACCTGTGCGCAACTCGCACGTCGACGAAACACTCAGGGGGTTCCTGCCATGCTAACCGAACTTGAACAAGAACTGCTATCCGCTTTGCGCGCGATGCTGGACAACTGCTATGACACCGAACGCAATGACGCTACCGCGTTTGCAGTTGCATCAGCACAAGCCGCAATTACACACGCCGAAGCAAAAGACGACGCGTTTTTTCAGCAGACGCACCGCGTCAAACTGGTTGCGTATACGATTGACCCCGAGTGCTGGATTTCGTACTCAGGCCAGCCAAAACAATTTAAGCGCGCGATGGACGCGCGGCGCAACGCAGCGTTAAGGCAAGCCGCCGCACGGGAGGATGACTGATGTTGGCCTTATTAATCAGCCTGGTTGTCGTCGCAGTCCTCTTGGCCTGCGACCTATAGCAAAACGGGCCTTACGGCCCGTTTCCTATTTCACCAAATGCATAATCGGCGGCGGCGGCGCCTCCACCAACGCCCGTAATTCGCTCTTGGGTTTGGCCATCATATCGGGGCGCACGAATAAATGCCGCTTTGTTGTATGCTCCCGCGACATGACGCGCCCGCAGTCGATCCAGCCGGATTCCTTCAAGGCATGAACC